TTCGGACAGAGCATGCTTCTGCCAGCGTATTATCACTACCAGAAGAAGCACAAACTCTACTATATCGGACATCTGGGGTTCGCAATCTCGGCTGTGGCGCTCAAGAAGCTACAGATTCCTATTGGTGCCGACGAACGGGACCGTAGGATCTTCGAGCAAGCTGCTAGCAACATGGGCGTGAACACCACTATCAGTATCCCAGAAGGCTACGGCCTGGATCTCGACTACGGGGCGAAAGTGCCAGCCGAGATGATTCAGTTCGTGGATCATCACGACGACCAGATGGCAAAGGCTGTCTTGGCCCAGATCATCAATCTGGGTACATCGGGTAATACAGGCTCTTACGCCCTGAGCGAGACCCACCTAGATCTGGTCTTCGTAGTGATCCAAGCCATTATGGAGGACATGTCTAGACTGTTCAACACGGAGGTGATTCCTGAGCTTATTGACTGGAACTTCGGCACAAGCAAGTACCCGATACTGGAAATCGCTCCTAGCTACACGGACAGACGGCAAGCAGTAAAGGAGATCTTCCAGCATATCTCTGGTGCGCGACAAACTAACGTTACTCCCGATTTCTTGATTGAGCTTGAGAAGGCAATGGCTCAACAGCTTGGCTTCACTGATATTGACTACCAGGGCAAGCAAGATCAGATGATGCGAGATGCCAAGAAGCGCCAGAATGCGCAAACGGGAGTGAGCAAGCCTGCGGCACCAGCGTTCCCTCCAGGCGCAACTACCGCTAGACCTGGACAACCACCAGCAGCAGGAGCAAGACCAGCTGCAAGACCAGCGACGGCTGCGAAGCCGCCAGCACGAGGCGCGAGATGAAACGGCCCGATTCATTCCTGAGAGTGTATCGGGATCGGCCAACACCCCTGAGGGCGACACCGATCATTGCCAGCGTTGGGAGGCTGTATGCCTTGGACAACAGCTAATCCACCTAGACCAGCTAAGAACTGGCCTACGCCTGCCAAGGCTCTATGTGCAAGGGTCGCCAATGGCGTTCTCAGAGGAGGAGGTAATGACCAGCAGGCCATCTACGCTTGCATTGCGGCTGTGAAACGGCGCTATCCAAGTGCGATCAGTGCTCCGAAGAGTGACTGGCGCAAAGCCAGTGAGGACTTCTTTGAAGGTAAGACAGCCGAGGATCTAGAACGTATCTTCGAGCCGTTGTTACCAGACCTCATCGAATTCGCACCTTGGAAGAGCTCGACGAAGACGAACCTGCCGGATAGCGCCTATGCCATCGTTTATCAACCCGCAGGGGGCGGAGCCAAGATTCGAGCTCTCCCGCATCATACTTCTAGTGGCTCTCTTGATCTGCCTCATCTTAGGAATGCTCTGGCTCGGTGGAATCAAGTGAAGGGAGTGCCGGACGCCATCAAACAAAGAGGACACGCACACCTTGAGTCTCACGCTTCGAAAGCAGGCGTAGGCGACAAGGCTGCAAGCGACTTCACAGCTGCTTTCTACGACCTGGACCACATCGAGTTCGCTGAGGATGCGGAGGGCAAGTTTTCCTCCACACTTCAGGTACTGCCAGAGGGTAAGTTCGTTCACCCGTGGTACGGTGACCTTGATTTCAGTGCGGGCGTTCTACGTGCCTTCAAGCGTAACTTCGATAAGAAGGTGCTTGGCACTGACATCATGGTGGACGAGGGCCACAACCGAGGCAAAGCTCTTGGGTGGTACAAGGAGCTGCACTTCGGCAAGCGCACTGTCGGCGACAACGAATACGTAGGATTGTGGGGAACTGTTGAATGGACTGAGTTAGGTAAAGAGTACCTCGACAAGAAGATCTACAAGTATTTCAGTGCCGAGGTAGGTAACTGGACCAGTCCATCCGGAGACAAGGTAGAAAACGTCTTGTTGGGTGGCGGGTTGACCAACCGACCATTCTTCAAGCAGATGCCCGAGGTAACACTATCCGAGGGCGAAGCCTCCAACTGCTTTGTGATCGGAGTATTTGGAGACGAGCAATGGCAGTTCCAGGAATCCTCAAGTGAGGAGGATAGCTCATTCAGTAGTGGCTATCACGAACCCGATTACGGAGAGGGCGAAGAAGAAGACTTCGATGAAGGTGACCTAGATATGGATGAATTGCTCGCGGCAATCAACGCGGCATACCAGAAGGACTTTGCGGACCAGGACTCGGTCCTGGCGTTCATTGCAGAGCTCAACAAGCGCGACAGCAGCGACCGACTTCGAACTACATTTGCTGCTCTGGGCCTCGAGTTCGCGGATGGCGAAGATCCTGTATCTGCCGTTGCCAAGGCGTTCAAAGCTGCAAAGGACGCAAATGTGACACTAGACGAACGCCTGAAGCTGGTCGAGAAGCAGTTGTCGGACGCTGAGTTCGAGAAAGCCTGGAGTGTGCAGCTGCGAGAGGGCAAAGTTGTCCCTACGCAGAAGGATGCCATGAAGCGGCTGTTCGGCGCCGACCGAGTGCTGTTCGACGACCTGATGAAGGAACAGCAGCCCGTGGTTCTCATGGGTGAGCAGGGCTTCTCTGGCGACGTGGAACCTGGCAGCAGCGATGAGAGCCGCTTCCGCGAAGGCACCAAGGACACTACGGACGAGGTTGCCAAGTACCTGACCCTGGCGGGGGCTAACAATGTCACCGATGGTCCTCGATCGAGGCGAGCTCCTCGCCGCAATGGAGGTGAGTAATGAGCATCCGTAGGTGGGGTAGCATTGGCTCCACTCCGGGCGTCAATTACATCCCGGAGATCCTCAAGAGCCTGGATCTGCTGGTCAAGCCTGCGGGTGGCGCGGCTATCCAGGCAGGCACTCCTAGCATCAGTCCTGGCAGCTTCCTGTACCAGATCGTGGCCGCTGGCGGCTCGCAATACTACTGGCAGCCGACCAAGGTTGGGAAGGTCGATACTGGCCTTGGTGCTGCGACAACCACAAGCTTCTACGTCCGCAATCCTGCGTTCCTGCCTGGTGACACCATCACCGTTGGAGCGGCAGCGGCTACGGTCGCAACTGTCGATCCCAATAGCGGTCTCGTTACCGTGACGGCTGCAATCACGCTGCCCACAGCAGGGATGCGTGTGTTCAGCCAGACGGCAGGTCAGAATGCAATCAAGGCCGTGGCTCTCGACTACGCGCCAAGCTTGACCAACAGTGACCAGGCCATCGAGATTGCCATCTCGGGTGTCTTCAAGAAAGACATCATGGATTCGATGTACGAAGCAACCGACATTACCGCTTGGGGAGCTCTGGCAATCCCCGAGGTGAATGCGTACAGGTGGAGTTAGGGGATGCCACAGATTAGCCTTCTTCAACCCGCTGTCCTGAACGGATTCATCAGGGCGCGTCCGTTTCCCCAGAACCTGCTTGGCCTTGACATCATGGGTACGCCCGACAGCTGGCCGTACCCGTACTGGGCATACGACGTCATCCGCGGGAACAACCGTATGTCCAAGCCGAACGTCCCCAACAGTGAAGCCCACCTGAGGGGATTCCAGGGCATTGGGCAGATCACTGGCTCGTTCATCTACATGAGGGACAAGAAGCAGTTCTCCGCCACCACCCTGTACTGGCTACGTCAGCCTGGTGATGTGGCGCGAGCCAACGCTGAGGCGTATGTCTCCCGTGAGATTGCCGAGCTGGATGATGCCCAGAGCTTCTTCCTGGAGTGGGCGTTCTGGCAGCCGATCACTGGCCCAACGTGGGGCGTGCTGGATGTGAAGAGATACGACTCACCTCGTGTCCACATCGACTACAGCTTCACGCCCAACCACAACGTCATCCCGAGCGTGCTCTGGTCAGACCTGGTCAACAGCAACCCTGCGTCGGATCTGGCACAGTGGAAGCAGCTGATCATTCGCGACAGCGGCTACGTTCCAGACACCATCTACCTGACGAGCAGCACGTTCCTCAGCTACGTGTTGCCGAATGCCAAGATGCAGGGCCTCTGGAGCCCCTGGATTCGGGACGAGTACATGCGTACTGGTACTATCCAGGGTCTGTGGGGCTACGACTGGACAACGTACGATAACCAGTACGTCGACGACTGGACTGTCCCAGGAACCACGACCAGCTACAACTACATCGCAGATGGAAAGCTGGTTCTGCTTGCTGGTGATGGGGCTCCTTGTGGGGCGATCGAGGGGCCAGCCGCAGATCACGAGGCATTGCAGAGGGATCCCAACTGGACTGGCAAGTTCGCCAAGTCCTGGCTGGAAGAGGACCCGAGCAACCGAGTGCATCTGCAAGAGTGGAACATTGTCCCAACGTTCCAGCGCCCCGATAACTTTGTTGTTGCGACGGTGAAGTGATGGCTGATTATTACAAGGTCGCCGCTGGCTACACCACTACCGGAGGCGTGGCCGAAGAGGGTCAGGTCGTTCGTGCAGAAGATATGGTCCACCCTGGCGTAGAGTTTGCACCTCTTACGCCAGAGGAGCAGATGGCAAAGTGGGGGCGTGTCATCTACGAAGAGTATACCCCCGAGGAAGGAGAGGTTATTGGATCTGTAGACGCACCACCGTACCCACCAGGGGACAACCCCATCGCAGACCCGGAGCTCGCTGATTCGCAGCGAGAGGCCGAGCTTCCAGGTGTTGATATTCCTGAGAAGTCTACTAGTAGCAGATCAACGGCTGCTAGCGAGCCTGTTACATCCACAACTACTCCTCCGAAGACATCATCGACTACGACAACACGAGGTACCTCTACAAGTGGCTAACACCAACCCGAACGCTCCCGGAGGTCCGCTCCAGGGACTCAAGACTGCACCCGTCGTCGGACCGCGTGATCTCAAGGGTGGCCTCAAAGGCGGCAAGGGTCCGTATGGCGGAGGCCAGAAG